AATTTCAATTGTTTTCCATATTTAAAACGACCACTATCCATTGTGCCTCTTTTCAAATTGCATTCCAGACAACAAATGACAACATTATCAGCATTGTGTCCGGCATCATTTTCAATTCTATCCAGAGTCCATTGGCGTTTAGAAAGAATATTTTCGTAAATAAGTTCGCAATCACGTTTGCAGTAGAAACATTTTAGTTTAGAACATAATAGTTTTTCTATTAGTTCTTCGAGAGAAATAAATGTATCTTTTGAATAAAAATGTTTATCAATGTCTTGTCTTTTGTATCCATACAATTTTGTAGTTATTTCTTTTATAAATATTTCACGATTTTCAATAACATCGTTATCCAAATTCATGTACAACTTTGATATAGTGTTTAATTGGTGCGAGTATGTAAAATAACATTCAGGTAAATTCCATTTTTTGCATGCGGCACGTTTTCTGTAATAATTTATGTTGCCAAAATTATTCACATCAGGTACATCACTTGCGTTACTCCTTGTTTCAGTTTCATTTATCAATAGTCCATATATATTTTTTTTACCACTGATATTTATTTTTTTTGTTGATTCCATATATATTTTATGTAATTTATATTTTAATACTATTATATATTTTACTTATACATTTACAATAAATTATATAATAATATCAATTTTTCAAAATAATACTATAGTTACCATCTAAATTACATAACTGCCATCTTTTATTATTTTTATATTTTCTTAAAGAGGCAAATGCACGGTTCAATTGGTCTTTATATTTATAAAATACTTTGTATACATTGGAATACTTTATTTTTGCCCAAGTTGTTATTTCATTCATATTAGAAGCAGTTAAAAATGCATTAGGTTCTATTTTGCCAATTTTCCAATTATTATCGTCAAAAATTATTTTAGCAAAAAATTCCGTATTCAATTTATAGTTATCTGATATACTGTTAAATCTTTTTATATTATTTGAATCTTGTAAATAATTATAACAAGAAAATAAATAACTTTTTATATATTTTGAAGGAACGCAAATTAATGTGCAATTTATGCCACCCCATTCATGACCGTCGTAACACCAATAACGTAAATCTTCTTTGTCATATAAACTTGAAATATCAGGAAAAGGAAACAAGTGTAAAAAATCAGATCGAGTTATAATTATATACTCATAATTTTTTTCAAATATGTCACCAAATGTTTTACCGATGTTATAAAAGTTATAATATACATTCAAAAATGGAATATTTATATAATTGTTATTTGGTTTTTTTGGGTTATTTTTTTTAAAATTATTGTAATTAATAAATATTTTAGTAACATCAGGAGATTCATACATTATCTTATTTTCGGTTTTTAATAAATCCATATTTTTATCAATGTCTGTTCCTGTTTTTTGAACCATCACAAAAAAATCTGCTTCTAAAGGTTCTAATAAATTTTTATATAAGTTTTCTATTATTTCATCATTTACAGCACGTAATTGTCCCCACATGCATACAGCATATTTTTTCATTTATATATTAATATTATAATATATAAGAATACTATTTAAATTATATTCAATATCATTTAAAATATTAAAAAACACAAATATATGGAAATTGAATGTATATCCTTAGATATATTGAATATACATGATAACTTGTTACATCAAAACTATTAGAATCATATGTTCTATTTCGTCAACAACTTAAATATTTTATTTGATCTACTATTTTGTTTTGTTCATTGGTACACGATCTTTTTATATTTTTCATTGAAAAAAATATAAATTGAAAACTTTGCAACTTGTTTTACATTTATCAGTTCAATCAACAAGACAACGATAACACAAGTTCAAATGGCCGGACAATCAAAGTTGGCATTCGCATCCACTCCTTACTCGCTTACTACTCTCTACATTCCCCGAGTCCACCGCAATCAAATGCACGAGGCATATGTGAAGCGCGTTCTTGAGTGCCAAGACATTGCAGTTGTTTCGCGTGTTGATTTTGTGGAATTCGAGCACCCGGATGCAAACTTCTGTTTTGCAGTTGTGCACATTCTCTTCTGGATTCCTGGCGTCATTTCCAAGCACTTTCGCGAAAGGATTCAATCACAGCGTGAAGCGCGCATCGTATATTCAGACCCTTCTTATTGGGTCGTTCTTCCTTACACACAAAAACAAAATGTTCAAAAGAAAACGATTCGCGCTGAAGCAAGTCTTGAAGCCTACAGCACGCCGCCAACCCCCATTTCATCCTACACATTTGCACGTCCACCGTTTGCACCTGCACCTGCACCAACAAAAAGAAACCTGGATTGCATTTGCGGCTGCGGTGGCTGGGAACTTGATTGTTCTTCCCAGATCCTTTACAACACATTTACAGATTCAACTTGGAAAACCACGACGACACCCCCCACCGATTCAAGCTCATCATCCTGGAACAACATGGAAGAAAACTTTCGCTTCCAGGACCACGACACCAGCAGCGCCCAGTTCGCTTATTAACGAGTATAAGCCCTGAAACCAAAAACAAATAAAAATAAAAATAAAAACAAATAAAAAACTTTTTTTAGATTGTTTTTATAAAACTATTTCAATTTATGTGCAAGTTTTTCATTATAAAAAACATAAATTGAAAACTTAATTATTATATTTATGTATTGTAGTGCTTCTCTTATAGGACGACGACCAGATTATCAAATATGCCCGCTACCACCGCTCATTCCCACGCAGCATCAGTTGAAAACATACTGATTGGACGAATGGAAAACATCAACCCAGCTCCAAGAACGATTCAAGAAAGCCAAGACTTAGGCGAGTTTCTCGATTTTGCACAACAGTATGTGAGCATTGTAGAGCCATCTCTCATGTTTACTCGTCGCATTATCGCATTTCTCGAAACGATTGAACGTGCTCGTGTGCAGCAGCAAGAACAACCTCGTCCTCGTGTGCAGGTTACGCGCATTGGAGCAAGACGTGTGTTTGCCGACATTACACACGAAGTCATGCAAGAAGAAAACATTGCCGCTAATCTTATCTAACTTTGCCAAACCTAAACCCTATAAACCCACCCTAAACATAAACCCTAAACATAAACCCACCCTAAACAACAAAAACAAAAACAAAAACAAAAACAAAAACAAAAACAAAATTATTTTTTTATTATAATATATTTATAATGTATATAATTTAGAATAGAATTCAAATGGTGATTCCAAAGTTAAATATAAAAGGAAAACCGCAACGTACAATAAAAAAAAACCCTTCCAAATTTACACATAAAAAACATAACATTGTTGGATACTCTACACGCATTATGCCACATTCTCATGATACTTATTCATCTTCATTTATACCACCAACCACACGAACACAAACTCCCAAACCTCAAGAATTTGAAGAACTAATGTTAAATACACCAACACCAACACCATTAACTCCAAGAGGAAAGATTTTTGAAGATATTTTAAAGAAAAATAAAAAACACAATAAAAAAATAAGAATTGTAGAAACTTTTGTTCCTGATCAAGATGATGTAAAAAAAAAACAAGAAAGGATGAAATTGGGCATAAAATCTCCAAGCGCTTATTTTACCGAAAATGTACTAAAGAGTCGTTATACAAAAACAATTGGAGAAAAAAAAAATTTAAGCGACATGTTTGATGAAAATGAACAACTTGAATTAGATGATGAATGGTTTGGAAAACCCGATGACACCGGTGGAATTCCACATCAAGTTCAAGGTGCAACTACGATTAAAAGAAGGCAACCTTTTGCCCGCAATAACCGACGAAATCGCAGCCGTGGTCGAACACGCAATCGAACACGCAATCGAACACGCAATCGAACACGTAATTAAACACACGGCATACTATTTGTTCCGGTAAAGGTTCAATATTTTATGTAAATTAAAATTTTTTTATTATTAATAAATTCACTACTGTCAGTATTAGAATTGTACAAAGCTTCATCAATTGACATTTTGTTTTGTATGTTGTTCAATTCGCACATTTGAGCACTTAGTTTCTCTTGACTCAAAAAAAATAGCATTTTGAAATACATGTGATTACATATATAATTATTAAATATTTTGAATACTTCTTTAGAATTTAAAATGCAATCAAATATTCCAATGTCCATTTCTATTATTCTTGTAAACCCTTCAAAAAATCCATCTGCAATTTCAACGCTATATTCAACAATTGTTACTTGTTTTTTTTTATTACGCAAATACTCGTGGTCATGGTCATACGTTGTAAAATTGGAAATATTGTTGTGCTCATTCATTGTGATTGGGAAGTTGATCGTTGTATAAAATTATTTTTATCTTTATATTTATTTATTTAATACATAAAGAAACAAATATAATCGTTTTATTTTATTATTACAAAATTATTTATTTACCTGGGGAATCCAACAAGGTTGGCGCCGATACCGAAACCGGCACCGGACCGAGCAGAAACGGCAAGGCTGGGAACATACACATCTAAAATTGCAAATGTTGCTGCTGCAGACAATGCAATTAGACCCACTTCTTCCAATTTCAGACGTTGTTTAGGAATGGAGTAGGCAACAATAGCAACCATTATACCTTCAACCAAATATTTTATTGCGCGTTTGACAAGCTCGCCTAAATCAAGAACGTTGTTATACATTTTATATTATATTAAATGAACAGAAAAAAAAATAAAACTATTTGAAAATATAATTTAATTAAAAATAATTAAAAATATATTTACTATTTAAAATACTTAAATATGAATTGTAATATAATATATAATATTAAATATTAATCAAAAAATATTCCTAAAATGAAACCGCGTGGAGTTGAATTAAAGAAGAATAAAGATGGAACAAATAATACAAATTATGTAGATTTATTAGAAGAGGATAAAGCAATATCTGGTCAAAAGTTTGCTTGTTTGTCATTTGTAAGTCCAGAAGAAATTATAAAACAGAGAGAACATTTTTTCTTTGAAGAGTTTCTAAAGCAGTGGAATTATAAAAAATCGGTTGATGTAATGCTTCATTTTGTTAGTTTTATTTCTTACAAGTATAATTTGACATTTGAAAAAGTAAATGAAGATTTCCAGGATTTTCTCAAAACCGAGCATGAATCCATCATGAAATACAATGTGAATGATGATTTTAAAACCTTTGTAGACAGTTATGAGGAGAGACTGGATATTGAATTCAGCGAACAACACGAATTTCAAACGTCGGTTAGAGGAATCAAAGTTCGCGGCGTTTTTGCATCGCAGAAGGAAGCCGAGATGCGCTGCAAGCTGCTTCGCGAAGTTGACCCCAATCATGATGTCTACGTGGGTCCGGTGGGAATGTGGGTTCCGTTTCATCCGGATGCGTACAAGACCGGGCGCGTTGAATACATGGAAGAAACGCTGAATCAGCTAATGTCTGAAAAGAAAAAGAATGAGGATAATGCCAAAAAAGAATTCGATAAGCGCGTAAAAGAGGCTAAAGAAAAGGCAATCGAGGAAAATAAAAAGAATGCGGAGAAATCTGGGAATAAACTTACTCAAACCATTAATTCCAAGGGAGAGCTCGTAAGCGTAAAAAATATGTCGGCTGATGAAAATGCCGCAAATGCAGGCGAAGACGAAGAAGAGTCAGAAAATGTTACACTCGATGACATCCGCAAACAAATGTTTGATACAGAAAATGTGGTCATTGACAAAAATACAGACCACGGATTGTCACGTCTTACTGAAAACCAGGCTCTAAATCTTGACAACGAGGATGACATTGGTCTTGATTAATGAAGGTTTTAATAAAAAATAATAATTAAATTATGAATTATGAATTTAATTATTTATTTATAGTAAAGAATATAAAGCTATATGCAGATATATAATCATCTACTACACAGTATACAAAATGACAACAAAAGCAATTGGAATTGATTTGGGAACAACATATTCGTGCGTGGGTGTTTGGCAGAATGAGCGCGTGGAGATTATTGCAAATGACCAGGGAAATAGGACAACGCCGTCATACGTTGCATTTACGGATAGCGAACGTCTAGTAGGAGATGCTGCGAAAAATCAGGTATCCATGAATCCAGATAATACTATTTTTGACGCAAAACGTCTCATCGGTAGAAAAATTGATGATGCCAGTATTCAGAGTGATATGAAGCATTGGTCATTCAAGGTGGTTGCCAAGGACGGCGGGAAGCCACATGTTCAGGTAGAATTCAAGGGAGAACAAAAGACATTTTCTCCGGAGGAAGTATCTGCAATGATTTTGGTCAAGATGAAGGAAATTGCGGAGAGCTACTTGGGCTCGCCGGTTACGGAAGCTGTTATTACGGTTCCGGCTTATTTTAATGATGGGCAGCGCCAAGCCACCAAGGATGCGGGTGCAATTGCGGGGCTGAATGTGTTGCGCATTATCAACGAGCCAACTGCTGCGGCAATTGCATATGGGCTTGATAAAAAGGGGAAAGGCGAGAGCAATATTTTGATTTTTGATTTAGGCGGAGGCACATTTGACGTGTCGCTTTTAACAATTGACGACGGAATTTTCGAGGTAAAGGCGACGGCAGGAGACACGCATTTGGGTGGTGAGGATTTCGATAACCGGCTTGTGAATTGGTGTGTTCAGGAATTTAAGCGCAAGACCAAGAAGGACCCAACTGGAAATAATCGGGCTTTGCGTCGGTTGCGAACTGCGTGCGAGCGTGCTAAGCGAACCCTTTCAGCGTCTGCAGAAACAACTATTGAGGTGGATTCATTGTTTGATGGAACCGACTTTATGACCAAGATTACGCGAGCCAAATTTGAAGAGCTGTGCATGGATTTATTTCGTTCTACTATTGATCCTGTTGACCGCGTGCTCAGGGATTCTAAAATGTCCAAAAGCAGCGTTGACGAAATCGTGCTGGTTGGAGGGTCAACGCGCATTCCAAAAGTGTGCAGCTTGCTAACCGAGTATTTTAATGGAAAAGAGCTCAATCGTTCCATAAATCCGGACGAGGCGGTGGCATATGGCGCGGCAGTTCAGGCGGCGATTTTGTCAGGAGACAAGTCGAAAATTACGCAGGATATTTTGTTGCTGGATGTTGCTCCGCTGTCTTTAGGAATTGAGACGGCTGGTGGTGTCATGACCAAGTTGATTGAGCGAAATTCCACAATTCCGTGCAAAAAGGGGCAAACATTCTCAACTTATGCGGATAATCAGCCTGGCGTTTTAATTCAAGTGTTTGAGGGTGAGCGTCAGCTAACCAAGGATAATAACATTCTTGGCAAATTTCAACTTGATGGCATTCCTCCGGCGCCGCGCGGAACTCCGCAGATTGAGGTCACGTTTGATTTGGATGCGAATGGCGTGCTCAACGTGAATGCGGTTGATAAAGCTGGCGGCAAATCCAATAAAATCACTATTACGAATGATAAGGGGCGGTTGTCAAAGGATGATATTGAGCGCATGGTTGCTGAAGCGGAAAAATACAAGGAAGAAGATGCAAAGCACAAACAAAAAATTGATGCGCGAAATGGATTTGAGAATTATGTTTATTCGGTCAAGAATTCAGCTTCTGAACCGGGTATGCAGGAAAAGTTATCCGAGACGGACCGCAGCGCAATTGAGGATGCTTGCAAGGCGTCGCTTGAGTGGCTGGAATCTGTGGGACACCATGAAACTGATGCAAGCGAGTATGAAGCGCAACAAAAAAAACTGGAGGGAATTGTTAATCCAATTATTTCGAAATTGTATGCTTCTGCTTCTAATGGAATGCCGGGCGGAATGCCTGAACAACAACAACAACAACAACAACAACCATCGTCCTCTTCCTCTGCTGGACCAAATATTGAAGAACTGGATTAACAACAACATTAACAACAACTGCAAAATGCTGCTTTAAAATCGCAAGGTGCCGTCCCTTTCATATGATAGATGCACGCCAAAAATGTCAAAATTGGAATGCCAAACATTAGCGATATTATTGAATAAGTTATAATCGTCACGGTTCTTTGACTCAAGAGGGAAGATGATGTTTGGTCATCGGTTGTTGAAGAATTAGTGGTGCTCATAGTAGTAACATTAACGGTTACATTGACATTGGTTTCGACGGATAAAATAAATGTTCCCAATATGGACAATGATAAGTATAGTGTCAATATTGATATATTATGATGATGATTCATGTGATTATTCTTTTTCGATTTATATTTATTTTCAACTGTTTAAAAATATTAAAATGAAACATTTATTTTCAATTTTTATTTATTACAAAAATATAAATTGAAAAGTTTTCAATTACTTTTAAAATGTTCAGTGTTCAAACCGGCAACAAGTCAATAATATCATCATGCAAACCACAGCCACAGGAAAATCCAAATCTGGAGTAGGCAAATCATCAGGAATAAAGAGAAGGAGTAAGAAGGAGGCATCCGAGTGGTTTCAGTCTCTATCATCCATCGAGCAATTATTAGTGAAACAAGAAGCAAACCCATCATCCTCCTCGTCCTCGTTGGAAGAGAGAAAAACAAAAAAAGAAATGCACGAGCGCGAGCGCGAACTGCTACTCAAACGACGTTCCGAACACGAAGCCCGCATGAAAGCCCAGATGCAATCTAAAGCGAAAATCACACAACAAATACAAAAATGTAAAGACATGCGCAGTCAACTGATTCCACACCAGATGAGGTTGGAACAGATGCAGCTGCATGAATCTCACAGTTATCAGCAGTACACTCGTTCCCCCCATTTCTATTTCAAACTTGGCATCTTGGAATGCGGTATTTCAAATGTATTGAGGTTGATACGAGATGAAGAAAAGGCCCTTTTTGACATGCAACACAAACACCACTGCATCAAAAAATCAATCACAAAAATTATTGAAAAAACAAAAACTTCCTCGTTTTCCAACCCTTACGCAAGAATTTGCGCAAGAATTCAAGCAAAAAATTATGTGGACGACATCTACAACTTGGTGACAGTGTAAATTATTATAATTTATAATTTGCGCTTGTTACCATTTATTTTTTTTCACACTTATTTTGGGTCCCGCTCCTTTTTTGTTGATGTTCTTCGGGTCATATGACTCCTCTTCGTCGTCAGAATTTAAATCCTTGCTCATCTCCCAGAATTCTTTACTACCGAGTTTGAACGGTCCGTGCTGTTGTGCCTTGTACCAGAAAATTTGGTCCTGTAGCTTATTCGATTTGGCATTGTTATTTATCACCAAACACTCGAAATTTTCAGTGCACTGGTCCATCACCTGACAGAACGACTCAAAAGTCGGAAACATGCCCGCATAATTTTCATAGATTCGTTTTCGGTTACCTATGTACGGCTCTCGCAGGATAAACACGTAGTCAATGTTGGTTCTCAAATTGGGCGGAATGCCTAAAGGATATTGCATTGTGATGACCAGCATAATCTTCCAATGACGGCCGTTCAT